TCGTTAAGGCGGCTGGCGGCACCGGCGCAGCCTATGTGTCCGGCACCGACTACAACGCCTATTACAGCGGTGAGCATCTGGTGGTAGAGCTGCTGTCCACCGGCAGCGCCTATTCCGCTGAGCAGGTAAACATCGCCTACAACAAGGTCAAGGCGTCCGTCGTTACCACCTCCGACATCGCCTCTGCGATGGAAAATGTGGAGCTGTGCCTGACCCTGCTGGGTGTTGTTCCTGACCTGCTGTGCGCCCCCGGCTATTCCCAGCAGTCCACCGTAGCCGCCGCGATGACCGCCAAGGCCGGCAATATCAACGGCCTGTTCCGTGCCAAGGCGCTGATCGACATCGACTGCGGCGCTTCCGGCGCACGCTCCTATTCCGACGTCCTCACCAAGAAGAACGCCGCCAATATCTCCGACGAGGACGAGATCGCCCTCTGGCCCATGCTGAAGCTGGGCGAGTACAAGTTCCACATGTCCACCCAGCTCGCCGGCCTGATGGCGCAGATCGACACCGACAACGGCGGCTGCCCCTACGAGTCCCCGTCCAACAAGGGGCTGCAGTGCGACGGCCTCTGCCTGGAGGACGGCACCGAGGTCAACCTGACGCTGGCGCAGGCCAACTATCTCAACGGCATCGGCGTGGACACGGCGCTGAACTTCATGAGCGGCTGGGTGGCATGGGGTAACTATACCGCCTGCTATCCCTCCAACACCGACGTCAAGGATTATTTTATCCCCGTCAGCCGTATGTTCGGCTGGGTCGGCAACTCCCTCGTTAAGACCTTCTGGAGCAAGCTGGACAAGCCCATGAACCGCCGCCTGATCGACACCGTTCTCGACACCGCCAACATCTGGCTCAACGGTCTGGTGGGCATGGGCTACCTCCTGGGCGCTCGCGTGGAGATGCTGGAGAGCGAAAACCCGCTGACCAACCTCATGGCCGGCATTATCAAGCTCCATGTCTACATGACGCCGCCCTCTCCCGCTCAGGAGATCGACTTCGTGCTGGAGTATGACGCCAGCTATGTCACCAGCGCCCTGCAGGGCTAAAAGGAGGTTTGAATCATGGATCAGAGCATTATCAATTTCAAGGTCTACGAAGACTCTGTTGAGTATGTCGGTATGGCTCAGGCAACCCTTCCTGACCTGACCGCGCTGACGCAGTCCATCTCCGGCGCCGGCATTGCCGGCAATGTCGAGTCGGTCATTCTCGGCCACTTCGACGCGATGACGCTGGGCCTCAACTTCCGCACCGTCACCGACCAGAGCGTGAAGCTCTCCGAACCCCGCCGCCACACCATCGACCTGCGCGTTGCACAGCAGGACGAGGACGTTGTGGCCGGCAAGGTGGTCGTGCGCGCCGTCAAGCACATTCTTGTGGTCATCCCCAAGAGCGACAAGGGCGGCTCCGTTGCCCCTGCAGCGCCCTCCAACGGCTCCGGCGAGTACGCTGTCCGCTACTGGGCGACCTACATCGACGGCAAGAAGGTGCGCGAGGTCGACCAGCTGAATTTCATCTGCTATGTCAACGGCACCGATTACCTGGCCGACGTCCGTAAGGCGCTCGGCATGTAAGAACACGAACAACGCCCGGGGCGGGAGATCCGCTCCGGGCATCTTTTTGAGATTTGAAAGGAGTTTTTATCATGGCTGATACCAACAAGACTTTTGTCCCCGCTGATGCTTTCTCTACCGTTGACCATGACGAGTATGCGGCGGCTGAGGCACAGGCCAAGAAGAGCGAGGGCAACTACACTCTCAAGCTGAAAAAGCCTTTCACCTATGAGGGGCAGACCTTCGACGAGCTGAACTTTGACTTTGAGGGACTGACCGGTGATGATGCCCTCGCCATCGAGGACGAGCTTCAGGCCATCGGTAAGCCTACCATCTCGCCTACCTTCTCTGGACAGTTCCTTGTGCGCATGGCGGCGCGAGCCTGCACCAACACCATTGTTGATGCCAGCGGCCACCCCCGGCGCATCGGCGATGACGCCCTGCGCGCTCTGCCGATTTTCGAGTTTAACCGCGTCAGAGGCAAGGCCCGCTCTTTTTTGCTGGCATCGGAGCTGTAACCGGCGACGGCGGCGTTTGGCTCCGCAGGCAATGCCTTACCATGGCAAAAACCAATCAGACCCCCGTTTCCTACTGGCTGTCGCTGCCATTGCCATCCCTGTGTAAGTGGATCAAGGTCAGCAATCAGCTCGTGAAAGAAGCCCGGGAAAGACGCAAGCAGAAATAATCTGAAAGGAGGGCCGTCTATGGCAGGCCGCAAAGAGTATGAGATGCTATTCCAGCTGAACGCACAGCTTGGAGGCAGCTACAGCAAGACCTTCAAGGCCGCTCAGCAGGAAATTGTGTCCATGCAGAAGGAAATCCAGGCCCTCTCCAAGACACAGGCGGATATTTCCGCATTCCAGAAGCAGCAGGCCGCCGTGGAAGCAACGCGGAAGCGGCTGGAAATGCTGCAGCAGCAGTATGACAATATCCAGCGGGAGATGGAGGAGACCGGCAACGAGTCCGCCGACATGAAGAACAAGCTGCTGGCAAAGCAGCTTCAGATCGACAAGACCTCTGCCTCGCTGGAAAAACAGACCACAAAGCTGAATGAGCTGAGTTCGGCGCTGGAAGAGGCCGGCGTCAATACCGATGACCTTGCCCACAGCTCCGAACAGCTCTCCGGCAAAATCGACGATCTGAAAAAGAAACAGGGCGAAGCGGCGGACAAGGCTATGACCTTCGGCGATAAGGCCGGGCAGGCCTTTAATCAGGTGCATGAGGCCATCGTGGCCGCAGGCATCGCCGTCGCCCTGAAAGAAATCTACGAATACTTCGCCAGCTGCGCGCAGGCGTCGATAGACTTTGAGAGCGCCATCACCGGTGTTGCGAAGACCACCGACCTCACCGACGAGGAGCTGGCGGCGATGTCGGACTCCATCAAGGCGCTGTCCACGGAGATCCCCGCCACTACTGAGGAGATTGCGGCAGTTGCCGAGGCTGCCGGACAGCTGGGCATTCAGAAGGACGTCCTGCTGGACTTCACCGAAATTATGACCATGCTCGGCACCGCCACCAACATGACGGCGGACGAGGCGGCGACCGCCCTTGCGCGCTTCGCCAACATCACCGGCATGGCGACGGACAATTACGGGCGGCTCGGCTCCGTCATCGTTGACCTCGGCAACAACTTCGCCACGACAGAATCTGAGATCGTGGCAATGGGTACGCGCCTGGCGTCTGCGGGCAAGCTGGCCGGACTGACCGAGCCTGAGATTATGGCTCTGGCGGCGGCAATGTCCTCTGTCGGCATCGAAGCCGAGGCGGGCGGTACCGCCATGACCCAGACGCTCAACGCCATCGAAAAGGCAGTTGCAAAGGGCGGAGACGACCTTGCGGAGTTCGCCCGTATCGCGGGCATGTCCTCCGAGGAATTCTCCACCGCATGGAAGAACGACGCCATGAGCGCCCTGACCTCCTTCATCGGCGGGCTGGGTAAGCTGGACGAGCAGGGCGAGAGCACCGTCCTTGTGCTGGAAGACCTCGGTCTGACCGGCATCCGGCAGAGCAATATGCTCAAATCCCTGGGTCTGGCCGCGGATCAGATGACCAGCGCAGTGAACACCGCCAATACCGCATGGCAGCAAAATACCGCCCTCACCAACGAGGCCAACAAGCGATATGCCACCGCGCAGAGCCGGTTGACCATGATGCAGAACGCCTACAACAACCTCAAGGTAGCCATCGGCGACGCCTATACTCCCGCGCTCAGCGAGGCTTACGGCGTCGGCACGAAGGTCCTCAACGAAATCACCAAATTCGTTCAAGCAAATCCTGGGGTCGTTGCCGCTATAACTGGACTGTCTACTGCGTTGGGAGCTGCCGCAGTTGCGGCGGCAGCTTTTGCGTTGAAAGCGAAGATCGCAGCAGCCGCTGCGGCTTTCCTCACCACCGTAACGCCTGGTGTAAATGTGATTATGGGCGTTGCGGCAGCCGTGGGAGTTGTTACAGCAGGAATTATCGCCCTTGCTTCCTCCGCAGCGAATGACGCCGTACCCAGTGTGAAGGAGCTGACCGAAGCCGCCCGAGGAATGCGGGAGGCGATGGACGAGGCCAAGGCCACCTATGACGATACCGTTACCTCCACCATGGCCGCTGCAGGCGTCGCAGACACCTACATCGGCAAGCTGGAGGAGCTGGAAGCTGCCGGTCTGAACACGGACGAACAGCACAGGCAGTACCACAACACCCTTGCACTGCTCTGCCAGGTGGTACCGGAGCTGGCCGACTATATCGACCTGGAGACCGATACCATTAACGGCGGCACCGAAGCACTCCGCGCCAACACCGAGGCGTGGAAGCAGAACGCCATGCAGCAGGCCTATCAGGATCAGCTTACCGAGCTGTACTCCCAGTATTCCGCTGTGCTGATCGAGGCGGAGGAAAACAGCATTGGGCTTACCAAGGCGCAGTACGATCTGGAGGCCGCGCAACAGAAGCTGAACGATACTTATGCCCGCATGGACGAACTCTATGCGGACGCGCAGAAGCAGGCGGATGCCTACTATGACCAGTACGGCTATTACACCGATGCAACCGCTTTCCTCTCGCAGGAATATTACGACCTGCAAAACTCCATCTACGATACCAACGACGAGATTTGGGCGGCTGAAAAATCCATCAAGAATTACAACAAGGCGATGGAAGAAGACGCGGATGCTGTTGCTGACGCAGAGGCGGAAATTTCCCTTGCGGAAGAGGCAGTCAAGAATTTGACCGACGCCATGAACGAGGGCAACGGCGCATCCGAGGAAGCGGCCGCGCAGACCAGCGAGTTCCAGGCCGCCATCTCCAGCGTACAGGAAAAAATCAGCGCCCTTGTGGAGTCCTACACCGAGGCGTACAGCGCGGCATACGAGAGCATATCCGGACAGTACCAGCTTTGGGATGAGGCTGCAGAGGTCGTTGCAACGAGCGCAGGCAGTATCAATTCCGCGCTGGAAAGCCAGATCACCTACTGGCAGGACTACAACGCCAACCTGCAATCCCTGACTGACCGCAGCGCCGACATCGAGGGGCTGAGCGACATGATCGCCTCCTTTGCTGACGGTAGTTCCGACAGCGTGAACGCGATCGCCGGCATGGCAGGTGCCACTGACGAGCAGCTGGCCACGATGGTAGCCAACTGGAAGACTCTGCAGCAGGAGCAGCAGAACGCAGCGGGGAGCGTAGCCGACCTCAAGACCGACTTCACGGCCACCATGGACGAGCTGCAGACGGCGCTTGCTGAGGACATTGAAGCGATGGACCTTGGCGACGAGGCCAAGGCAAGCGCGCAGGCCACCATTCAGGGATTTATCGACGGAGCTGTCGGTATGCTGCCCCAGGTGACCGCCGCCTACAACCGCGTCGCCGCCGCAGCCAGAGCCGCACTGTCCGCATCCGGCACCGGAACGGCCGGCAGCATTCCCGGCTACGCAGTTGGTACGCAGTCCGCCGCACCCGGCTTTGCCCTCGTCGGCGAAAACGGCCCGGAGCTGGTCTACTTCAATGGCGGCGAGCAGGTCATGACCGCCGAGGAGACCGCCGCCATGCGCGAGAGCATGGAGATCCAGGCCATCACCTTCGCCCCGCAGCTGCTGGAGGCACTGCACGCCATTCATGGCGACGGCGCGCTTTCGGCAGAGCCGGGCGCAGGCTCCGGCGCAGGATCGGTGGAGCTGCAGATCGTGTTTCAGATCAACGGCAGCGCATCGCCCGAGACGGTGGAAGCTCTGCGTGAGTACGGAGACGAGTTCGCCGAGCGCGTCCTTGAAGTCATGGAGGAGGCCGGCATCGACACCGCAAGGAGGGCCTACAAATGAGTAAGACCTACACCACCATTCAGGGCGATATGTGGGACAGCATCGCCTTCTCCCAGCTGGGGAGCGAAGCGTACACCGACCGGCTGATGAATCTCAATCCGCAGTATCTCGGGTACTACACCTTTCCGGCCGGGATCGTGCTGAAGCTGCCCGACCCTGCTGAGGATGTCGGCGATGCCCTGCCCCCGTGGAAGCAGGTGGTCGGATGAGCAGCCCGAATCAGGCGCGCCGCGTCACGGCGCAGATATTTTTCCAGGGCGCGGACATCACCGGCAGTATGCGCCCCTATTTCCTGTCGGCCACCTACACCGACAAGGAGGCGGACGGCACTGACGATCTGCAGCTGAAGCTTCAGGACCGCGATGATATATGGCTCAAAAAGTGGCTGGCCGATGCCATCGACGCAGCAGCCTCCGCAGGGAGCCTGTCCGCGTCCTCCAAGGCCAAGTCCGATGGTGCGGCAAAGTCCTACAAGGTCACCGCCAAAAGCGGCTTGAATGTCCGCTCTGGCCCCAGCACCAGCTACGGTAAATACGGTGCTCTGGTCTGCGGCGCGGAGCTGCAGGTCGAGGGTATCGAAAACGGCTGGGCGAAGGTCAGCTATAACGGCAAAACCGCCTATGTCAGCGCATCGTACATCAAGGAATCCGGCGGCGGGGGCGGCGATGCTTCTGCCGCCGCTCCTGCCTCTGCTTCCGGCGCCGGCTTCAAGATCAGCGCCGTGT